CGCAGTAATCGGCGACATGCAGAGAAAAGGGGCGCTTCGGCGCCCCTTTTTGTAGGTACAACCTGAAAGGCAAACGCAACATGGCTTCCGCCCACAAAGACCCACGTATTCTGTTCTTCCTCGCTGGCGCCGTTCCGACCGCCGATGAAATGGAAGAAATTTGGGAACTCGGCAACAACGTTGCGCACCGCAACGGTTCCATTCACAGCGGCGGTTCTGCGCCGGAACAGTGCGACGGCGTTGCCGGTTGCGTGCCGAAGGAATACCGCAAGTTTCCGGACGGCGCAAAGGCGCTTCGCGAAGCGCGCGACGAAACGATTCGCAAGCTTCGCGATTCGGAAGACGCTGCGGCCGAACAAGCCCGTATCGCTGCCGAAAAGGCCGACGAAGCCGCAAAGCTGAAGGCCGATGCACCGCCCGCGCCGAGTGCCGCCGACAACGTGAAGAACGCGCAGCAAGGCGAAGGCAAGGCCGGCAAGACGCCGCAAGCCAACCCCGGCGCCGCTTGGCAAAAGCAATAAGCTAGGGGAAACAGCGTGACGACCGCACTTGTTATCGAAGACGGAACGAACGTCGCAGGCGCAAACACGTATTGCGACGTTACCACGATCCGCGCTTTCGCTAACGCGCGCGGCGCCACGCTGCCCGAAACTGACGACGAATTGATTCCGCTTGTCTTCGGCGCAATGGATTACATCGAAGCCAAGCGAAATCAGTTTCAAGGCAAAAAGACGAATTGGCCGGGTGATGACCTGTCTAAGCCGATTCCACAACCGTTGCAGTGGCCGCGTAACTGCGTCACCATTGACGGGGACGACTTTCCGAACAATGCAATTCCGCTTGAACTGAAGAACGCACTTTGTCAACTGTGCGTCGAGCAAGCGAGCGGCATTGACATTTCGCCGACGCAAACCGGCCCGTTCGTCATTTCCGAAAAGATCGACGTTATCGAAACGAAGTATTCGGAAACCGTTCGCACGTCCGGCGCTGAAATGCCGCGCGTTGACGCGTTCTTGGCGCCGCTTCTGAAGCAAGATTCGGGCTTCGCACTTTCGACGGTGCGTGTCTAATGGACTATACGAAGCTCGCCGCAACGGCAAAACGCCTGATCCAGAAAAGCGGCGCGCTTATCGTGTGGGTAGCGCAGGACGACCCGACGCCCGTTGACACGACGACCCCTTGGAAAGTTTCGCCGACGCCTTCGACAACAGAAACGAAAGTTTACGGTGTCGTTCTACCGATGAAACGCGAATCGTCGCCGTTCCTTTCCATGATGAAAGATGCCGACGATATTCCGAAGGGCGAAGCAATCGTTCTTATCGCTGGCAATCAAGGTTTCGAACCTGATATTACCGGCCTGATCCAGCTTGGCGACGGTACGACGTATCGGCCGCTTAAAATCAAAACGTTGCGACCGGCGCTTACGTCGGTTTTGCATATTGTCTACGTCGCACGATGACCGCGCAAGTTGCAATCGATTCGATGTTCGCGCAGTTTTATGCGGACTGGAAAGACGGCACGCCGGCAATCGTCGGTTACGTGCCCGAAACGCGTTGGCAAGGCGTGCGATATGCGGCGCTTCCCGCTGGCGATCAATATTGGTGCCGAGTTTCCGAACAAACCGTTCTTGAAACTCGCGCCGCAATCGGAAACCAATTCTTCGAATCGTCCGGTTTGGTATTCGTGCAAATTTTCGCACCGATGACCGATCCGAAGGGATTCGAGAATGCGCGAGCACTGGCGGAACTTGCGAAGAACGCGTTTCGCAAGCAAAATGCCCTCGTCCGGTTTCAGAACGCGCGAAATACCCCGTTGCCGTCTGAAGACGGTTTCTACCGCTACAACGTCGTAACGGAATACGACTACAAGGAAAGTAAAGCATCATGACCGTCAAAAAGCTGGATTCGAACCAATCGAACCTTTCCGTTGCGGAAGAAGCGACGCTTCGACACCTGCCGGGGACGGACGATGCCGATAGCGTTTGGTATCCGTACCAACCGAATTCGTACACCGATTTCGGCGGCGATACGAAGACCGTCGAACGCGCGCCGCTGAATGCGTCGCGACAGAACTTCCGTTCGGTCGTCGTCGGTCAAGACGCTTCCGGCGGTTTCAATACCGACTTCCTGAACAAAGACTTGTTCCGGATCATGCAAGGCTTCATGTTCGCGGACGCGCACGAAAAGCCGGACACGAAGCCCGTAAACGGTGCCGCTAGCGTCACCATCAACGACGTTACCGCGTTGCAATACGAAGCGACGACGGGCCTTGCCGGCTTCCACGCTGGTGCCCTCGTGTGGGCGTCCGGCTTCGGCGTGGCCGCGAATAACGGTCTGAAGCCCGTTACCGCGTCCGGGGCCGATCATATCGCCTGCGCGGACCTTGCGGTCGAAGCGTCGCCCCCTGCCGGCGCCCGGCTTGAAGTCGTCGGCGTGCGCGGCGCGGCCGGCGATTTGACGCTGACCGTTGACGCGTCGCATGCCACCGTCGGAAGCACTGCACTCGACTTCACGACGCTTGGTTTGAACGTCGGCGAATGGGTGTTCATCGGCGGCGACAACGCGGCGAACAAGTTCTTTCAAGCGGCGAATCAAGGTTACGGCCGTGTCGCCAGCATCGCGACGAACGCCCTTGCGCTGGACGAAACGACTTTCGCTGCCGTCAACGACGCCGGTACGGCGAAGCAAGTCGATATCTATTTCGGCAAGTTCCTTCGCAACGAATTCGACCCTACGCTAATCAAGCGTCGGTCGTACAACCTGGAACGTACGCTTGGCAACAACGGCACGGGTGTTCAAGCCGAATACCTGGAAGGCGCCGTTTGCGACGAAATCGACTTCAATTTCCCGCTGGAAGCGAAGGCGACGGCCGATCTGAAGTTCGTTGCGTGTGCCCACACGAAGCGAACCGGTGCGGAAGGCGTCAAGGCCGGCACGCGCGTTGCGGCAAACTATCAGGCGAAGACGTACAACACTTCAACCGATATCTACCGCTCGCAAATCGCGCCGTCGTACGCCGGTTCGCTCAACGCTGGCGGTCTGTTCGGCTACGCGAACGACGCGAAGTTGACGATCAAGAACAGCGTTGCGCCGACGAAGGCGATTGCGTCGGGTCTGTACGCCATCGATACGGTTGCCGGCAACTTCGTCGGCGGCGGTTCGCTAACCTGCTACTTTACCGACGTTGCATCGATCGATGCGATTTCGAACAACACGGATTGCGAATATAACGCAATCATGGCGGCGAACAATCAAGGTTGCGTTTTCGATATGCCCATGCTCGGTTTGGGCAATGGCAAACTGGACGTGACGAAGGACAAGGAAATCACCATTCCGGTTGACCTCATGGCGTCGATCAACGCCAACGGTTACACCATGTCGCTTACGCAGTTCGGCTATCTCCCGGCCGCTGCGATGCCGAAATTCGTTTAAACTAGAAGCCCGGTACACCCGCCGCCTGCAAGCGGTTTCCGGCCCCGAAAGGGGCCTTTTTCTTGGAGTATTTCGAATGTCGCTGACCCGCACTTACAAGACCGACCGCAACAAGGAAACGCAAGGCGTTGCGATTCCGTTTCCGCCCAACGACGACGGTTCGATTCCGTCGTTTACCGTGTCGCGCGCTTCGAAGGCGAACCCGCGATACACGGCGGCAATGGAACGCATCATCGGCCCGTTTCGCGCTGCCATCGCGCGCAAGGCCCTTCCGAACGACCAAGCCGCGAAGCTCATGCGGCAAGTGTTCATCGAAGGGTGTTTGATGACGTGGAACAACATTCCGCGTTCCGACGTGTCCGGCAACCCAGACTTGGAAGGCTTCGCCGAATTCAACGAAGCGAACGCCGAAACGCTGTTCGACAACCTGCCCGAACTTTACGAAGACCTCGAAAAGCGGGCCGGCGAACTCGACTTGTTCCGAATGGACGAATTGGAGTCCGACGCAAAAAACTAATCGAGGTTTTGCTTTATTCGTTGGAACATTCCGGCGGACTAGAGCAAAACCAAATTCGAATGGCGTTGCAGTTTCCGCATAGGCAACTGCCCGATTCGATCAAGAATGCGCCGGAACTGTTGCCCGGCTTGTCGCTTTACCTGACGGGATTTTTTGACCTGACGGCGGATCGGCAACTAGGCTTCGGTTCTGTGGGTGCAATCCCATTCACTGCGATTGTTCGTTATTGCGAACTGTACGACTTGGACGATGAAACGACGGAGACTTTCATCTTTCACATTCGCAAGATGGATCAAGCCTATATCGCGCACGAAAAATCGAAACAACCGAGTAAGTAAACATGGCCCGCAACTTTCGTGATTTGGCAACGGATTTGCGGGCCATTCCGCAATCAATTTCGAAACAAACCAGCGACGAAGCGGCGGCGGTAGCTTTGGCTATCGTTAGCGATTTGGCGCAGGTTACTCCGGTCGATACGTCGAAGGCGCTTTCGAATTGGCGCGTTTCCCTGAATCAACGCACAGTTTTGGCTATTCCGCCGCACACGTTGGGTAAGGCGGGGAGTAGTCAGGAAGAAAGTATCAAGGCTACAATTGACGCGGCAAAACTGGTTCTAGCCGCGAAGAAACCCGGCGACGTAATTTGGATTAGCAACGTCCTTCCGTATATCCAGCGTTTGAACGACGGATATTCGGCGCAAGAACCGGCCGGATTCGTAGAACGCGCGGTTCTAATCGGCCGCAAGTTGTCAGAGAAAACGAAGATAGTATTATGACCATTCAAGGCATCGATATTCAGGTTAGCGACGGCGTATCGCCGGCGATCCAACAAAAAATCGATGCCATCGCAGATAGCGCCGACAAGGCGCAAGGCGCAATCGATAAGCTTGCCGCCAAGCTGAAGACGCTTGACGCGCAACCCTTCGTTAAGCTGGCGCAAGCCTACACCGCTCTTAACGACGGCATCAACAAGAACAACCTTGCGTATCTGCAACAGGAAGCGGCGCTAAACAAGGCGATTACCGCAGAAACGAACGCGCAAGCCGCGACGCTTAAGCTTCAGCAAGCACAGGACAAGGCAACTGCCGCCGCGACTGCCGCCGCAAACGCTAACGTCAAGCTTGCTGATTCGCACGTCGCCGTTTTCACTGCGATTCAGAACGAAAAGAACGCCACGCAAAAGCTTGCAGCGCAACAAGACGCACAAGCCGCGTTCAACAAGCTTCTAGGCGTCGGGACGACGCCCACGAACAGCGCGAAGGCATCGGCCGCAGTGTTTGCCGAAGCGTTTGCACAGGAAGCCGCCGCCGCAAAGAAAGCCTCCGCAGAAGTGAAAGCGGCCGACGCAATTACCGAGCATTTCGGATTTACGACGGCGCGAAGCCGTACCGAATTGCTTGTTCTGGCGCATGAACTGGCGCAAGGCCGATACAAGAATTTCGGCCAATCGCTCATGGTTCTTGGCGAGCAAACAGGCATCATGGGCGTTGCCTTTACCGGTGCCGGCGCCGCGATCATCGGCGCTACGGCAGCGCTCGCCGCGTTCGTGTACTACTCGACGGCCGGCAGCGCCAAAACGGCATCGCTGACGCGCACGCTTCAGGCGACGAACAACTACGCCGGTCTTACAACCGATTCGCTTTACGCGATGGCCGCTTCTGTGGGCACGCTGACGAACACTAGCCAAGCGTCGAGTTTGGCGATTGCGCAAGCGCTGACGGCTACCGGGCAACTTCAGTCGAACCAAATCCGCAACTTGACCGCTTCGGCGCAGTTGCTGGCGAAGTATACCGGCCAATCCACCGACGAAATCGTTAAGGACTTCGCGAAGGCAGCGGATGCGCCTTCGAAATACGCCGTTGAGCTTGACAAGTCGTTGAACTTCCTTTCGACGGCGCAACTGCAAGAAATTCGCGAGCTTGAACAGCGCGGCGAAAAGACGGAAGCTTTGACTAAGCTTTCGAGCGATCTTTACGGCTATCTTTCCACGAAGGCGCCGCCGCAACTGTCTACGCTTTCGGAAGCGTGGCATTCTGTGACGAAAGCTATTTCGGATGCGAATGAAGCTCTGAAGGAACACGCCGACCCGCAAACGTACGAAGGCAAAGTTGCGCAAATCAAAAAACAAATCGAAGATGCAAAGCGGCTTGCGGATGAAGTAGCGCTTGCGCGCGCTGGCGGCATTGGCATCGGCGCAAAGCTCGGCGACTACGGCAAGAATCCGGCCGTTCAAGCGCTGGAAATGAAGCTTTCCGATCTTCGCGAGCAACGCAACGCCAGCGAAGCGGCGGCAGCACAAGCCGGAAAAGACGCGCAGATTCAAGCGCTCGGCAAGCAAGCGTTGGAAGGCGCCGACGCGTTCTTGCGCTTCGGAAACAACGTCAACGGTGCAGCCGAAAAAATCGCCGAATTTCGCAAAACCGTTTCCGACATTCTTGCCGCCGATCCGACGAACAAAGTTGGTCTTCAGTTGCAAGCGCAGCAAAAGCAAATCGAAGACGCGATCAAAAAGCAATACGAAGGCAAGCAAGGGCGCGCAGAAGAAAGCGGCGCCGAAGTGCGTAAGCGCGAGCTTGACAAGTATATCCGTTCGCTTGACGACGAAGCCGCCGCGATTGGACTTGTGGGCGATGCGCGGGAACGCGTGTTGCAACTGGAAAAGCTAGATTCGCAACTGAAGGCGATTAAGAACAACAAGCAAGGCGGTTTAACCGATTCCGAAAAGGCAGCGCTTAACGAATCGCTTGCAATCGAACAGCAAAACAAGCGCATCAACGAAGCCGGTAACGCGCTCGATTCGTACGTGAACGGGCCGCGTCGCGCGTACGATGCTTCGCTTATCGCAACGGCCGAACTTTTGTCGCGCGGTACGATCAGCGAAGACCAAGCACGCGAAGCCGTTAACCGCGCAACGATTGCCTATCAAAAGGCGATTGATCCGCTGTACGAATTCAACAAGGGCATTGAAGATCAAACGGCGCTTAACGGCAAGTTCGGCGAATCGCTTGCGGTTGCCGCAAGGCTTCAGCAAGCGCAAAACCAACTTGAAGCGGCCGGAAAAACGCTGAAGGATGGAAACGCCGCATCGCTGGCGAAATATAACCAAACGCTAGAACAACACATCGCGGCTTCCGTGCATTCGGAAGCTGTGAACCGCGAATTGCAAGGCATTTGGCAGCAAGGCCCCGGCACGCTTGAAGCGATCCGTACGCGCATGGAAGCACTAGCGCTCGCGTACAACAAAGGCGCAATCAGTGCCGAGCGTTTCGGCATTGAAATGAACAAAGCGCGCAT